GCAATCGGGTAGAGATACTGAACCAGCCGCTCGTACTTCTCCACAATCAACATCTGATTGTAGCATGGCTTGGTCTCCCCCTGTGGCTCCATTATATTGCGTGTCTTTCGACACGCTAATCAACGCACAGGTGGTCACAGGCACCCCGAACCCCGACGCTGTAGCTCGAGGCCGCAGGAGAGTTGTACCAGCCCGAACAACGGGAACCAGAGACAGACCCATCGCCCCAGCTGCCGCCGAGGATAACGGCATTCTCCATCTGATAGGTTGACCCACGTCCACCCGTATTTGCCGACCAGGATGCCGCAGCCGCCCCACCTCCAAACTCGTCACCCCACGTATAGATACATCCAGTGGACTGAATCACGCCCCACTTGGAGGTGAATACGTTCCAGTTACTGGTTGCGCCAGTTCCGTCCACCCCCGTGGTGGGCACATCCGACCCGCCGCTGGAGGTGGCCTCCGTGGTTCCGTAGGCCAGGGCTGCAAATTCCGCATAGGTCAGCCCACGTTTTCCCCAGCTCGCCAGAACCTCCATGAAGTTCCACCAGTTTCCGTTGGAGTAGGCCGTGGATCCGTTGCCGCCAAAAGCCGTGGGAACCTTGGGCGGTGCTGATCCGTCGGCAATCGTCACATTGTACTTGCTGGTCCCGTTGGTGTGATGATCCACACCGCAGAGATAAATATCAGCCCAGAAGTTACCCGCCACCAGGGTCATCCCACGTGGATCGGAGCAAGAGGGTCGGAACTTAAGGTCCCAGAAAGAGTAGGCATTGATCGAGGCAGTGGCATCCCCACCGCTGGTTCCAGAGGCATTGCCTCCTGGTGCGTAATGGAAACCACCCACCCTGCGTGCGTTGGATGTGGGCGGGGAGGTATGGTTGGTCGTGGCCTCAAGCGAGCCGTCCGTCTTGGCCCAAATGGCATAATCCGTGCCGACGGTGGCGGATGCAGGCATGGTGATCGAGGTGGAGGCGGCGATGGTCTTAAGCTCGCCATTGACCTCAACGTAAATCGTGGTGGCGGTACGGGCGGTAAAGTTGCCAGTCTTTTCCCATGCCACGATGGTCGGATCGGCTTTTCGGAAAATTCCGAAGGTAGGAAGAACGCCCGAGGCGATCTTCGCCGAGGTCACGGCAGCGTCAGCCAGGTCTGAGGTGGTAACCGCCCCCGCCGCTATTTTGGCGGTGGTGATGGCAGAATCCGCAATCTTTGCGGTGGTTACGTTGGCATCCAGGATTTTCGCCGTGGTGATGGCATCATTGGCCACCTTCGCCGTGGTGACGGCATCGTCGGCGATCTTGGCCGTGGTGACAGACCCAGCCACGATTTGGGCCGAGGACACGCCGCTGGCCGCCGTGGTCGCCCATGAACCAGCACTGACAACCAGAATGGATCCATTGTCGGAACCCGAGACCGACGGAAGATTCCCAGCGGCCACGGACAACGCATCCGCATAGGCCTTGGTCACCGCATCGGAGGTTACCGTGGGGGCGGCCAGTCCCGTAATCTTAACCCCGCCCGTGTCGAAATTTCCGCCAGAGTTTTTGGTGAGAAAGTTGGAGGCTGGAACCTTGCGTGCCGAATTGGCCGAAGTGTCGGCGATCAACAGGTTATCGTTGGAGGCGACGGGATCGGCAATCGCCGTCAGGTCCGTGATCGCCTCGATCCCGATGGATGCGTCCTCGACGAGCTGGTGAAGTTTTGCGCTGGTCACCTCTTCCGTGGAGGTGAAAGTCTTACCCTTGGTGAATCTTGCCATTTGCTGGGTAGGTTAACCAGTATCCGTTTGCAGTCAAGAGCAGTTATGCAAGCCCCAAAAGGGACCAGCTTGGGCTTTCACAGTGAGATCGACTCACCTTGATGGATTTGCGCCTGCAGATCTTGCTGGCGGGGATGATGTACCAGGCCTGGAACGGGTCCAGCCAGGCGGCCAGATAGTCAATCGTGGCCTTTGTGTAGCTGGTCTTTTTCAGGTTCCCGCTGGCCACCATCAGCCTGCACCTGGAATTGGATCTGTTTCCACTTCTGTAAAGAACCCCCATCCAGCAGCTCTTAACCTGCACCCTGTGGAACTTGCCACCAGCGTGGACAACCCAATCATAAGGGCTGCTGTCCCCCACGGGTTTGGACGGGATCCCGCCCCTTTTGAGAACCTCCACCGCAAACATCTGCTCGGCCAGCTCGCCGAACTGCTTGCCATCCTTCACGCTAACAGTTCCAGGCCCTCAGACTTTTGTTGATCCTTGAATCTGGATCCCTAGCTGTCTTTTCGGAGGTAAGCCTTTTCTTCATGCCCAACATCCTTGCACAGAATGCCTTGCGTCTGGCACGATCCCTTTGGTTCTTTGGGTTTGGGGCTGGAGGCCTTAGGTTGCCACCCGTGGCACGATTGTAGCTACGCCTGCCTGCTTCGTTTAGGCCACCCTTGGGATCCTTCCCCTCCTTGCGTTGCCACGCCGCACTCCTAAACGACATTGACTGCCTTCCCATTCCTGTAGACCGTCTTGGTGTCGTGGCTTCCCCAGGCACGCTCAAACACACGCTTGGGTGTTTTAATGAACCCACCCCTCTCCTCAATCCTTTTGTAGCCGTCCCTTATCTTGTTGGCGGATATGGTGGGATCATAGGCACTGCCCACAAAGGCCACACTGCGTGGCACCGTGATGCGACCAGGAAAGGAATCCCGCTCGTCCACGGGTAATACCCTGGTGATTGTAGAGCCATCCTGTTGCCTGTATTCGTAGGCTGGCATAGCCGACTATATAGCAGTTATATGCAGTTGTGTAAATAAGAAACCCCGCCGAAGCGGGGTCTCTTAGGTCGGCAGGGACATACCCCCGACCACGGCCTTGCGAAAGGCTTAGGAGCTGATCGAGCGGGTATTGCTCTTCAGAACACGAGCCTTCTTGGCGTTCAACACCTGAACGGCCCAATGAGCTTTCCAACCAGCATAAATATTCTGGTTGAGAATGTCGCTCTTGTCGGGCTTGTCCACGATCACCACCGAAGGGGCGAAGGGGGACTGTCCAGAGTAGTTAACCGTGCCGAAGGCACCGTTCGTCAGAACATACGTCGAGATCACCGAACCGCTGGAGCTGTAGGTGCCCTCAGTGGACTCTTTCCAGGCGTTGGTGTGCTGTTGCACGTTCACGCCGTAGATTTCTCCGAGCTGTCCTTTGACAATGTCAGACACACCAGTCTTGGTGTTGTACTGGGCAATGTTAACGACAGTCGTGTCCTTGAGAAGGTCACCCGCAACGGAAGGATCGACGATGGCCGAGAAGGACTCGTTCAGGCTCACGTTCTTATCCAGACGGATAAGGGTCGCCGCATCGAGAAGATCGGCGGGGGTGAGATAGACGGTTCCAGCCAGGCCAGCGAAGTTCGTGGCCGTGCCAGCGTAGATTTTTCCAACGGTGTTGCCGTAGATGTCCTGGGTACGGGCGGAATTGATGCCAGTGGCGATGCCAGTGGCACTTGTTACGCCCTGCAGGGCATTGCGGACAACGGTATCCAGATGGAGCGACGCATCGAGCGTCAGGGCACGGATCCCCTCCTGCAGCGCAGAAAAGAGCTGGCTGTAGTTGAGAATGTCCGAGACCTTGAGTGCTTCACCGACCTGCGTCAGGGGGACGTTGATCTTGCGAAGGCCGACTTCACGATACGTGGAGATCGGGGTTCCTTCGGTCAGATTCGACACCTGCGTGCCGTCGGCTGCGGTGTTCCATTGGAACATGGTGATGCTGTTGTTCCCAGTGTTGGTGGGCAGATCGTACTTGGCCCCGAAGTTGTTCAGGATCAGCGTTTCGTTAACGCCGTCCAAAAGTTTCTTCGAGAACAAGGCCTGAAACTGGTCCGCCAGCGAAGCTGGGTTGGAAGTAGACATCAAAGCCATATGTTTTTACCTCTAGGTGAAACTGCCAATCAGAAGCCGTCCGCCTGGGCTGCCAGGCTCCGCACATAGCTTTCGGCTTCCGCCGTGCTCATGTCTCGGATGCTTTTCTCGCCGACAGGTGCCGACGGGTTGGAGGTCCCAAGGGACATCTTTGATTTCAGTTTCTGGTTTTCGGCCTTTAACCGATCAACTTCTTTCACTGCGTCCGCAGCGGACTCCCCAGCCAGCTGGAGCTTTGCCAGGGCATTGGCAAGCACCAGCCCGTCGGGATGACGGTTCAGGAAGTCACGCACCAGGGGGTCGTTGTGCTGCATGTAGGACATGGTCGCCTGATAGAGATCGGACGACTTGTCCTGCAGGTCTGGGTTTTCCTTGGTCAGGCTTTCCCAGTTCTGGCGCACACGGGATTCGAAGCGGGTGCGGTTTTCCTCCTCCAGGATCCTGGACTTGCGGTCAGTCTCCTCGATTTGGGCTGCACGCTGCCTGGCCTCCTTGGCCAGGTCGTCCCGCCCCTCGTTCTCCCATTCCTTGGCAAACTCCCTCAGCTCGTCGGCTGAGTAGGCTTCCTTCGGATTCTTTGGGGGATTGAGGCGAGCCTGCTCCGCTTCCGCCTGGAAACGGGCACGCTCCTCGGCGAACTCCCTCTGCTTTTGGTTGAACTGCTCCCAAAGTTGTCCAAGTCGGTTGCGGGATTTCTCCCGATCAGGACCCACATCCAGGCTCTTGATCTCCCTGGTGGTTGGGTCCTCTGGCTTGGAATCCGTTGTGGACGCAGTGCGTTGATTGGCTTTTTCGGCCTTTTCATTCTCACCCGCAGTCGGGACTCCGACTGGATTACGGGGGGCCTGATCCTCGACCTTGGGCTGGGAAAAGCCATCGACCTCTGCTGCCAGCCTTCCCAAAGCCTGTAACTCGGCATCAATACCCTTGCTTGCGGTTGCGGCGGGAGCCGCCACCTCAGCCATCGTTTCATTGGACATAACGGAGTCCTTTCTTTCCGAAGTTTAGGGGACCAGGTGACCGAGATCCGCCGTGTCCCCGATATCGGCGGCCTCGGAATTGTTGTCCTGCAGCTGCCCCAGAACCTCCAGGGTGGCCAGCAGTTCACGACATCCGATTGCCTTTCCAGACTCAAAGGGGGAACCCCCAGCCATGCAGGCACGGGACTCACGCAGCGAGCAGTAACCCGCCAGGAGTGCCTTCAGCCTTTTGCCATGACTGGAGTTCAGGTATTGGATCAGTGCGGTGCGGTCCTCATCCAGCCACTCGTGCTGGACTTTGCCGACGTAGGAGAATGTTCTCCAGGCGGCTGAAAATACACGTTGAAATTTGCGAAGTGTTGCCACTTTCCAGATGTTGCTACACCACAACAACTGGGGTGTCAACTGCTTTCGTATGCTATGCAGTTTTTTTAAGAGTCACCCTTCTGCCAGCTTTTGCAACTGGTTTACCAACAGGCTCCATTTTGGGTGTTTCCTCTATGTTCCTAGCCAAATCCCTCCAGTCCTTGAAATAACCGTCCTGAAGATGCGGTCTTTCCCATGACAGTGCATCCAGGGTATATTTTTTGGCAATCTCTATCCCGACTCCGTAACTCTGAACATTATCCCAGTCGGCCTCGTATCCGTTGTCTTTTACTTGTTTGGCTGGAACCCAATCTATCGCCCTGCCGTAACAGTGGAATGATTGCGGAATTGGTTTACCCCTTGCATTGGTAACCACCCTCCCTGGTTCAGACCTACCCTGGGCGTATAGCCTTTCCTGTTCTGCTGGTGTTCTCAGACCGCAGTAGACGTATGGAATCACACCTGACGTAATAACCGCATCCCTCCAGGCACCCACCCTTGCGGCGAAAGTAGGCTCTAGCCCCTTTAGGATATCCTGGAAAATTGACTCGATCTTCTCCCTGGAGATCATTTGTTTCTTTCCGTGTCGAGCTGGTACTGAAGTTCATTGATGACATTAAGACTGTCCCTGGCCCATCCCCTTACCTCGTCGTTGGACTGCATGACGGACCTGAACCTGTAGTCATTGGTCAGAAAGGTTACTGAATCTGACGGCGGTACCGTAGGACTGGTACTAGCGCATCCACCAAGGACGAGGACCGTCAGCAGTAAAGATGCGGCCAATGCGTTCCTTGCGCTCATCACGCCTTTCCCTGGCCTCCTTGTCCCGCTGCTCCTTCGGGGTTGGCATCAGCCTGATGACCAGGTCGATGACCGCCCCGAGCAGCCGAATCATTTGTCGATATGAAGACCCAGCGTCTTGAGGAATGAAACGATCTTTTCAAGGATCGTGTCGTCCTGGGGCGTGGGGGTCAGCTTGACGATGACTCGGGCCAGAACAATGACCGCCCCGACGACGGCCATGATGTTGGTGAAGTTTTCAGTGATCCAGCTCATGCCTGAATGTATGTCCAGGCAGGCGGCAAGTCAACTGCTATCGGATATTTTGCAGGTACTTGAGCGCAACGGCAAGATGGATAACGGCACCCGTGATGTCTTCCTTGCGGATCCCGCTCTTGATCAGGATTGTTCGAATCCTCTCGTAGGCTATGGCATGCTTTGTTCCACCATAGTAATCGGTCTCGTCCTGTTCAATGACCTGGCGTTTTGCAAGTTTGCAGGCCTCCCAGAAGACCTGCCGATCCCATCCAGGCAGGAGAATCCAGATAACGCAACGGGCAAAAAAATCCCTCATTTCTTCCACCAATCCGCAGGGTCTTTCTCAGCTACGGCCTTAATCGCCCTCTGGGCATCTTTTAGGTCGGTGGCCAAGAATATCGCAGGCTCCCCGTCCCGATAGCCCAATACCAGAAAGCCCTCCCGATAAAGGTAGTCTATGGCTTTGAGGGCTTCGGCTTCAGGGATCTTCACTTTGCCCCTCTGGGTTGTTGGCATGCACTTCTAACGAATGAAAATAAAACCC